GTGAGTGTTTTGTTCTTCGATTGAATCCATCAATCCAGAACCAATAGCATATCGTTTTTCAACAAAGTCCATAAACTTCTTATGCTCTAGAATACCATCCCAGAATGCCTTTTGGTCAGTTTCTGCCTGTCGAACTTTCTTTTCAGAAATCTCTCCAGTTTCCATATCAACTTTAGAATACCATCCCATCGATGGCTTGACTACAAATCCTGCTTCTAGGGCTACATCGAGTAGACCAGAATACTTCTTAATTCCACCATCCCACGTAACTGAAATAGGGATTTTGCTTTTCTCTTTGACAAATCGAGACTTTTCAACATTGATGATAAAATCATATCCTTGGATATCTTTATCTTTCTTGACTTGTCTACGACCAATAATCCATACGTTATCGGCAGAGTACATAACTCCTGTACCGCCCGATACAACTTGCTTAGAAAACATTTCTTGGGTTTCGTATGTATGATTAACTGCAACCAGAGGAACATCTCGTAGTGTGAGATATGGTGTAACCATTCTGAATAGTGACTTGAGTTGTTTGGCTCGTGTCATATCAGCAACGGATTTCTCATTCATTGAATCCTCGACTTCCTTCTTAGAAGCAAGGTTTCCGATAGAGTCAATCATAATGAAGACTTTATCTTCTACTGCAAGAGCATCTAATTGTTTGACTAAATCAAACTTCAACTCCTCGACATTCTTAACAGGAACGTGAAGAACTCGGTCAGTATCGATTTTAAGAGAGGAGAAATAATTCTGAGGTGTGCCGAATTCTGAATCATAAAATAAAACGATTGAATCTGGATACTTGTCCATATATGCTTTAGCCATAAGTAGACCAAATGCAGTTTTAAAATGCTTTGATGGTCCTGCTAAAACTGTAAGACCTCGTGTAAGTCCACCATCAAGTTTGCCAGATAAGGCTACATTGACCATCGGGACGGATGTAGGGATTTCAATTTTGTCTTTGAATAAAGACGATTTGGTTAATTGTGTTGATGTGAGGCTACCCGCTTTCTTCAAGCGACCCAATAACCCTTTAGATGCTAATTCACTCATATCTTCTCCATAATGTATTAAATTTTCAATTGTGTACTATTATACACTAACTTGATAGTGTTGTCAACCCTTAATTTTTACTTACTGGGTTTTCTCGCAATTTATCTAGGTCAAATGGTTTTCTCAGATTCCCCCACCTAGTAAAATATATGATAGGGTATTTTGGAAACATTTTGATAAATTCTTGAGCAGTCACTCCAAGGGTTGTTGCGACTGCTACGTGGTCAGTTGGCACTGACCTTTCTCCAAATATTATTCTTGCTTCGATTAGAACATCAATTCGAGCAGTTGTTGCCTGAAATCCGTTTCGGTCCATCATTTCTGCGGCAATGGACTCTGACCAAATATCTCCTACAATATAACCATCCTCATCAGTAACATATTCTTTATCGGTTTCTATCCCACCGAACTTTGCTCGTACTCCTAAATTCTGAATATTCTCTTGAAAGTTCGCTGAGAACTCATCAAAGTTTTTGCCAGAACTAGCATTTTTTACATCGTCTAAATTAATTTTAGCCATATCTATTTCCTATCCAAAAAATGATTCAAGTGAACTCTTCTCTTCCCAATCCCAACCTATTGGCTGAAGTACGCCCTCTAGAGGAGAGAGAAATGCTTTCTCAAATTGTAAATCATAATCTACCCACCTTTCAACATCAAACTCTGGTGGGATGCCAGTAAGAAAGGCAATCGCATTAGAGTCGTATGGGTTGGGTTCCTTCAAATACACAAACTTTAACTTTGACCCATCGCCAATCTTCTCAGCATTCCTAATATCGTGTTTCTTCAACAAGGCATTATAAACTTTGGCTGCCCTGGCGTGAATAGGAACTGATTTAGTAACGTGTTGATACTTAGTGTAATCACTCAAACCACGAGGAAATGATATCTCTGGAATGGGTAAAGCACTAAATTCTTTCTTATATTTATGCACAAGGTCTTGTAATTGACGTTCAGAACCAGTCAGAATAATATTGACTGCCTCTCGCAATTTACTACGAACATTAGATGGCGTAGAGGATTTGACAATCTCCATACCCATAACTTTCATCTTGGGCTTTGCGTATCGAACACCCTCAGAATCATATACATTTAATGCGTATCGTTTCTTGGCAGTCCATACGGCTTTATCAGCAATAACCTCACGTCCCATAAACATCTTTTGTTCATACGCATTCGTATAATCTGCTAACTTCTGGTATGAAGCGGTGATGAATGGCTCGAATGCTTCTTTGGTCGCTTTGTCGATAACATCACAAATTTTATTCTTATCATCAGACTTAATGAATTTATCAACAAATGAACCTAGTCGTAAATAAACCGAATCAGTGTCAATAGCAACCACGTAATCATATTCTTTAGTTCCTAAATATTTGTTCAGATAATCATTTAGGTGACGTTCAATCCATCGAATTGCTAACTGACCACCCATTGTAATTGCTTCAGCATTTCTCAAATCAAAATATCTAAAATACTGATTACCAACAGCACCATAGGCAGAATTCAACTGAATCTTTTTAGCCATTTGGATATTGTTATACTTTGAGATTTCATTACCAGTATCTTCACCATTCTCTTTTCGTTGTTGGGCATCAAGCATTCTTTTCTTATAGATTACTCGGTCATTGTAAATCTTCTCCATAAGAACAGGCAAGAATCCACGCCTATCTTTTCGATAGAGAGAACCATTAGGAGCAACTGTTAAATCTTTTTCTTTCAATTCAGATAGGTCACATTCTTCGTTGAGTATTGTATTAACACTAACATCATTTTTATGACCAACAAGAGTTTCTGGACTGATATTGTATTGCATAATTAAATGCGGGTACAGAGAATTCAAATCGAATGATACTACCCAATCGTGAAACCCAGTAAGTGGTTCTTTGACATAAGCACCTTCAAATCTCTCAGACTTTGACGAATGACTTTTCAAAGGAGTTACGATATTTTCTTTCCTGAGATGGTCATAAATGATTGCATCCCACATCTTAACTGTACCAAATACATCTTGAAAATTAATCTTGGCATCATATGCCATTGTAATTCCCAATTCAATCAACTTCTGTTTCTCATCAATTCGCTTGACCAATTCAACATCTTTGATATTGTAGTCAATAAACTTTTGATGATTTTTCTTGGCTAAAGTGAATAGAGAACCTTCTTCTTCATATGAAATTTTACGTTCACCCAATTCGACAAAAGCAATATGGTCTAATCGGAAAGATTCTTGATTCGCATACGTAAATTTCTTATAGAGTTGTAAATAGTCCATCGTAGCCACACCATATAAATCATATGCAATGCTTTCTTTACCATAATTCCCCTTTATTTGTCGCTCTCGAATCCAACCAAATGGAGAGAGCCTCTTAGATTCCTTTTGACCAAACAGTCTAGAAATTCTATTAATAAGATAAGGAATATCGAATCCTTCAATATTCCAACCAGTTAATATGTGAGGTGGGCTTAATTCCCAATGGCAAATGAAAGACTGAAGAAGTGCTTCTTCTGAATCCATTTGTTGGTAAACTACTTTGATGTCATCACGGACGTTTGTCCATTCGCCAAGACCCCAAGTGAAGTATGTATCTTCAATGGAATCATAGACTGTAATTGCATTAATTACAGAATTTGCTTGTTCTGGGTGAGGAAACCCCTTTTCAGAATCAACCTCGATATCAAAGTTCCATATACGTATGTAATCAGAATCGAATTGAACATCATTCTTCCACTCTTTACAAGTATATTGTAAACCCCAATTATCGTTGCCGTGGATATTGAATCCATCGACACCTTGATATTGTTTGATGAAATCTCGGGATTCTTTGATTGTGCCTGGTGATATTTTATAGACGGCTTTATCGTCAAGGGTTCGATGCTTTGTTTCGCCCTTTTTACCTTCTACAAATAGGGTGGGTTTGAATTCTTCTCTTCGGATGAAGTCATTCTGAGAGTCAGTATTGACACCTCGAACTAGGACTTTGTTTCCTAATACTCCGACATATGTGTAAAATCTCATAGAATTCCCTTAGTTCTCATTATATAACGTATTATACACTACTTCTATCGGCTTGTCAACCTTTTTATTCCATATCTTCAGACCAAGTTGCACCACCTACATCGTGGCCATTCCCTTCGCCTTGACACTCTTTTTTGATAGGATTCCACCATCCACCCTCTTTACACATTTTCTCTGTCATTCTATCTTCAGCGAGTAAGCGGGTTGGTTTCTTCTTTGTCATAATAGATGGTGGGAATGATTTATTAACTCCGAGATAGGACTCTCGTTCTGGATTGAAAATTGGTGCCTCTTCTTCAAATCGTGCGTGACCGTCTTCTGCGTAATTGTCCATTAGTTGCTCCGCTTGAGGCTTTGGAGTAGGTTCTTCATTAAAATTTGCAATAGGTTCGGCCTTCGGTCTTGATGATTTTGTCTCTTGACCGAATAGGCCTATAGGAAGAGATTCCGTACCACAGTATGGACACCAATATGATAGGTTAATCTGAGCATCGTCCATTTTCCATTCTTTGTTACAACCGTCACATCTGAATAAATATGGCACTATTTTGAATCTCATTTGGTACCTCGTGTACCGTCAAATACACAGACGAAATAACATCCTGAATCTCCTAATGCTTGTACTTTATGAAAGACACCATCGGGAATCAAAACAACATCTCCAGGCCATACTTGAAACTTTTCTTCACCTAGTTCCATCATACCATTACCCTCAATGAAATAATACACTTCTTCTTGACCTGCGTGACTGTGGCCTGTTGTGCTTTTGTTTCGCTTTAATTTAGTAGAACTTACTACTAGATTTTTTAGGGTGGTGTTATCCTTGACAATATATCTATCGTCTTGTTTGGTTATTTCTCCACCAATGTCATCTATTTTAAATTTCATATATCACCTTCATTTGGATAATGAAAATATGTTTTCAACATATATTTCGTACCGCTTAATGGAGTTTTTGCTTCGTGAGGATATCCCATCCAAGTAGGAGAAATTAATAGTCTCCCCTTTTTAGGTTTACACTCTACACCTTTAAGATGCCAAGCAAAAG